CTTCCTAAATCTATTGAAAAAGGATTTGAAGCTGAAGAAGATAAAAACTCCAAAAATCCAGAGGAATTTGATGGTTCTGTTATAGATAGACTGCCTCAACCAGTAGGTTATAGGCTTCTCGTTATTCCTTACTACATGAAAGCCAAGACAAAAGGTGGTATCTACATACCTGATGCTACTCGTGATCGTGAAAGCTTTGCTACAGTAGCGGCTTATGTTGTTCGTCTTGGCCCAGATGCATATAAAGACGTTGATAAGTTCCCTTCAGGGGCTTGGTGCGGTGAGAAATCATGGGTGCTTATGGGTAGATATGCTGGTAATAGGTTTAAAGTGGATGGTCTTGAGGTTAGGCTCATAAATGACGATAATATTATTGGAACTATCCTTGACCCCGCAGATATATCTTATGTATAAATAATTAGGAGATTTTTATGGAAAATACTGAAAATCAAAATGCAATAGAAGAAGAAATGACAACTGTTTCTTTAGAAGGGCCAGAAGATAACACTTCAGATACTTCTGAAGAATTGCAAACCAGAACAAATGTTCAGGATAATTCTGATGATTCTGATGAATCTGATCAAGAGTTAGATAATTATAATAGCTCTGTTCAAAAAAGAATTAATCAATTAACTGCCAAAAGAAAACAGGCTATTGAAGAGGCGGAAGCAGCTTATCAATACGCTAAACAAAAAGAAGCTGAAAACGAGCAACTAAGAAAAAAATATGATGAGTTAAATACTGGTTATGTTGGCGAATATGGAACTCGCATTGAATCTCAAACAGCAGAAGCAAAAAGACTTGCAAAAGAAGCTTTTGATTTAGGTGATACGGATAAATTTTCTGAAGCTCAAGAGCTAATAGCTCGTTTAGCAATTGAAAAAGAGCGTTTAAGAATACAAAAGGCTAGAGTAGAAGAGCAAGAAGTTTCTGTAGAATCTAAAGCCTCCGATGCTCAACCTCAAAAAGCTCAACGTCCTCTTGATCCTAAACTTGTTAGTTGGATGGATAAAAATACTTGGTTTAACCAAGATAGAATTATGACAATGGCGGCTCAAGAAATTCACAGACAGCTTGTTGCAGATGAGGGATTTGATCCGACAAGTGATGATTATTATAAAGAAATTGATAGGCGTATGAGAGTAGAAATGCCTAATAAGTTTCAGGAGAAACGGAATATAGCCCAATCTGTAGCTCCTGCGTCTAATGGACGGTCTGTTAAATCTGGGCGGAAAAAAGCGGTAGAACTCACTCCTGGAGAGGTGGCTTTTGCTAACAAAATGAAAATACCGCTTGAGCGTTTTGCTTTAGAAAAAGCTAAAATTGAACAAAGGAGTGCATAATGTCTGATCGTACAAATAGGGATTCGCAAACCCGTGAAAAAAAAGCGAGAGTAACTGATTGGGTACCGCCTTCTGCGTTAGAGGCTCCTGAAGCCCCTGTTGGATATAAGCATCGATGGATACGCGAGTCCGTCATGGAATTTGATGACAGAAACAATATTCATAAAAAAAGACGCGAAGGATGGGAGCTTGTAAAAGCTGAAGATCACCCAGAATTTGACGCTCCTGTTTTAGATGAAGGTAAAAACGCTGGCGTGATTGGCGTAGGTGGTCTTGTTTTAGCAAGAATACCTGAAGAAATTGTGGAACAACGTAATTCTCATTATCGTAATGTTACTGCTAATCAAATGGATGCTGTTGATAGGGATTGGATGCGTGAATCAAATTCAGCCATGCCTAAACTACAGCCCCAGAGAAGCAGTTCAGTCAGTTTTGGATCTAATAATAAATCCAAAAGTTAATTTTTTGTTTTTAGGAGAACGAAATGTCAAATAAAGATGCGTCTTTTGGTTTAAAGCCATTACGCTCTGGTAGTGGCTCAGACTTCGTAGGAATGCAAAATAAATACCGTATCGCAAGTAGCGCTACTACTCCGATTTTCCAAGGTGACTTGGTAGCTGCTCTAACAGCAGGAACAATCGGTCGTATAGCTGCTGGTGGTAGTGGTTTTGTTTTAGGTGTATTCAACGGATGCCGTTACACAGACCCAACAACGAAAAAGGAAACTTTTTCAAATTCATATCCAGGTTCAATTGCAGCTTCTGATATCGAGTGTTTTGTTATCGATTCACCACATGCTGTTTTTGAAGTTCAAGCCGATGCAGCATTTCCTGTAGCCGACTTGTTTGGAAACTTCGACATTGTAGATCAAAGCCCAGTAGGAGATACTAATTCTGGTACTTCTCGTGTAGAGCTAGATGTTACAACTGGTGCAACAACTGCTACATTGCCATTGAAAGCAATCGATATTTCTCAAGACCCTGAGAATAGTGATGTTTCCTCTGCCAATACTAATGTTGTTGTTATGATCAACAATCACCTGTTCAGTGCTGGCACTGCTGGCTTGGCATAAGGAGACTGATTAATGGCTATTTCAAGAGCGCAACTCGTAAAAGAGTTGGAACCAGGTCTTAATGCCCTTTTTGGTATGGAGTATGATCGTTACGACAATGAACATGCGGAAATCTTCGACACTGAATCTTCAGACCGTGCGTTTGAAGAAGAGGTAATGCTCGTTGGTTTTGGAAATGCCCAAACAAAGGCAGAAGGTGCTGGAGTAAACTTTGATAATGCTTCCGAAGCTTACACTGCAAGGTATACGCATGAGACAGTAACTCTTGCATTTGCTTTGACAGAAGAGGCTATGGAAGATAATCTGTATGATCGTCTAGGCGCACGTTACACACGGGCTCTAGCGCGTTCAATGGCTCATACAAAGCAAGTTAAAGCTGCATCTGTTCTTAACAGTGCCTTTGACGCAAACTTTGCAGGCGGTGATGGTAAGGAGCTTTGTGCAACAGACCACCCACTAGCAGGCGGAGGAACTTTCCGTAATGAGCCTTCAGTTGCGGCAGATTTAAATGAGACTTCATTAGAAAATGCGTTAATTGATATTTCTACATTTGTTGATGAAAGAAATATGATTATCGCTCTTCGTGGTATGAAGCTTATTGTTCCACCACAACTTCAGTTTGTAGCTGATCGTTTGCTTGAATCCACACTTCGTACTGGTTCAGCAGACAATGATGTTAACGCTATCAAAAATATGGGTATGCTTCCAGAGGGTTATACAATTAACCACTTCTTGACAGACCCTGATGCGTTTTTCCTCAAAACTGATACTCCAAATGGATTTAAACATTTTGAGCGTATTCCAATGTCAACAGGCATGGAAGCTGATTTTGATTCAGGTAACATGCGCTTTAAAGCTCGTGAGCGTTACAGCTTTGGATACTCAGATCCTCGTGCAGTGTTTGGTTCACCAGGCGCATAAGGATAAAAAACTTTCTTCTTTAAAGGGCGGCTTCACAGTCGCCTTTTTTTGTTGTATAGTTAGTAAACCCTTGACTGCAATTAAGCAGACATTAGCCAAGACAAGGAGATTTAAATGGCTACGACAACTTTTAACGGTCCAGTCCGTTCCGAAAACGGATTTCAAATGGTTTCAAAGAATGCCACAACAGGTACAATAACTGTTACCAGTGGTAGCAAAATGGCAAATGAGGCCGTAGGCGGTGCTGGTATTGAAGGAACCGCTTCAGTTTATGTCACTCAAGTTAATCGTCTTAAAAGTGATGTTACAACAAATGTTAATATCGTAAAAACTACTATTATGATTGACCTTACAGGTCTTAAAGATGGTGGTACTGCTGGTGATATTATTGGTAAGGATGGCGCAGGCGTTGCTTACATTGCCAAAGTCACTACAGCAGATCAAGGTTCAGTATTTGGTGTAACTATGCAGTGTCTAGAAGCCCCTGCTGGTGGATCAGCAGATATTGACTTATTTTCAGCTACCGAAGGTACTGGAGTTAATGACACAGGAATAGGTGCTTTAACAGAAACCTCTATTATTAATGGGGGAACACAAGCAGCAGGAACTCTTACTGCTGGTGGTGATATTGCAGCAGATCAGTTTTTGTATCTTGTAAGTCAAGGCACAGGTGATGCAACATATACTGCTGGTCGTTTTTTGATTGAAATCACTGGTTTTGATGTAGCAAGCTAATAGGAGGTACTAATGGCTGGTCCAGTAAAAGCCTTTAATTTTGACCAAGGTGCAACCCCAGCGATTGTTGGGCCTGCTCGTTCTCGTATACGTCAGGTTGTTATGTTTGGCGCTGCCGCTGGTGCGTTTACTATAAAAGATGGTAGTGCTACGGGAGATGTTTTGCTTCAACAAAGTTTTGCTGCAGGAAATCATGTTTTAAACATTCCTGATGATGGAATTATTGCTTTTAGTGGTTGTTTTGTCGCGGCTTTGACAGGATCTGGTAACAAACTTACAATTTTCTTGTCATAGGTAGTTTTATGGCTCGTACAAGAGACAAACAACCGCCAAAAACAAAAAAGTATTTCCGTTCCACAAAAAGTGGGGCGGGAATGACTAAAGCTGGTGTTGCTAAATACAGGAAAGATAATCCTGGTTCTAAATTGAAAACAGCAGTAACAGGCAAAGTTAAAAAAGGTAGCAAAGACGCTAAAAGACGCAAATCTTTCTGCGCTCGTTCTGCTGGTCAAATGAAAAAATTTCCTAAAGCGGCTAAAGATCCAAACAGTCGTTTAAGGCAAGCAAGGAAAAGATGGAAATGTTAAACGGAATTTCTATTGCATTTGTTACTGTCACATTAACCTCTGTTATAGGTTTGCTTGCATGGATTGCAACATCTGTAGTAGATTTAAAAACAGATACGGCTGTTATAGCTGTTAAAGTAAATGAAAATCATAAAATGATAACAACTCTTTGGAAAGATTATATAGACAGGAGTTCAAATGGCAATCTCGCGTGGCTCAATGAGGCAACAGATATCGAATCCTCCTCAAAAGAAAAAGTTTATTAAGAAAAAAAAGAAGAAAAAAAATGGCTAAAGATGCATGTTATAGAAAAGTAAAGGCTAGATACAAAGTCTTCCCTTCTGCTTATGCATCAGGTGCTATTGCCAAGTGCAGAAAAGTTGGCGCTTCAAATTGGGGCAATAAGTCTAAAGCTAAGAAAATGAAAGATGGTGGGCCTGCTTTGCCTGCAAAAAGACCTTCTAAAAACTCTAATGTAGCTCGTGGCTGTGGTCTTGTAATGGAAGACAGGCGCAAGGTTACAAAGTTTACATGAGCAAAGAATGGCAGTACGAAAAACAAAAAAAGGCTTGGCTCTTAAAAGATGGTTCAAAGAAGATTGGAAAGATGTACGCACGGGGAAAGCGTGTGGGCGTGGCAAAAGTGAAAAACGGGGTACTCCATATTGTCGCCCCTCCAAGCGGGTTAGCTCTAAAACACCAAAAACAGCAAGTGAACTTAGTGTATCCGAAAAAAGAAGCAGAATAGCGCAGAAAAAGAAACTTGGACAACCAGCGGGTAAACCAAGAAGAGTGCAGGCTGTTAAAAGGAAAAAAAGGTCTTCTTAATGTTCCCTGATTTAGAAGAAAAAATTAAATCAGATTTAAGGAATTGGTCTAAACATGCTTTAGAAATTCCTAACGAACACTATAACAATTTACCTCCTTGCCCATACGCAAAAGCAGCTTGGATGAATGAAAAAATAGCTTTTGAATTTAACTATATAGACGGTGAAGATTTAATATATTCATGCATAAACAATTGGAAAGATGACAAAGAAGTATTGATATTAATTGACTTCTTCCCAATGGATTTAGATGAATTGGATATTTTTTTAGATGATTTAAATCAAGATATAAGTCAAGGAAAGTATAATACAAAAGATATGTATCTCATGGGCTTTCATCCAGAAGATGAGAGTAATGAGTTATTAGATGAAAGTCTTGATATGGAAGAAGATTCAAGTCCCCCTTATGCTATGATTTTTTTCCAAAGATTAAGTAAGTTGCAAGAAGCTTCAGATTCCCTTAGAATAAAAGGGTATTACAATATATGCGAAGACTATTATGATGCTGGATCTTTATACGAACGTAGAAAGTCTATTTATAGGAGATTAAAGAATGGTAATGAAAAAAGCTAAAAAAATGATGCGTGGGGGTAATGTATCTCCTAGAAAAGCTATGGCTATGGGAATGATGGATGGCGGTAAAGTAAAGAAAGCCAAAAAAATGATGCGTGGCGGTAAAGTTAAAAAATAATGACTGTATCAGGTTCAACTAATTTTGAACTCGATGTATCTGATTACATCGAAGAAGCGTTTGAGCGTTGTGGTTTAGAGGTTCGTACTGGTTATGACTTAAAAACTGCTAAAAGATCGTTGAACCTTTTATTTGCTGATTGGGCTAATAGAGGTCTTAATCAATGGACTATTACTCAAAGAACACAAACTGTAACGCAAGGTGACGCAGATATTACTTTGGGTGCAGATGTTATTGATGTTTTGTCTATGGTTGTTCGTAGAGACAGCACAGATATTAGCATGGAGCGCGTTAGTAGGGATGAATATTTGTCTATACCTAACAAATCCACTCAAGCTAGACCCACTCAATTTTTTATAGACAGACAAATAACACCAGTTTTAAAAATATGGCCTGCTCCTGAAAATAACACAGATATTCTAGTTTATGACGCTTTAACAAGAATTGATGACGCTGATACATTTACAAATACTGTTGAAGTGCCTTTTAGATTTTATCCCTGTCTTGCTGCTGGTCTTGCGTATTATTTAGCAATTAAAAAATCCCCAGATAGAATACAACTTCTAAAAGCTATTTATGATGAAGAGTTTGAAAGAGCAATGACAGAAGACAGAGATAGAGCTTCATTTAACGTGTCTCCTAATCTTAGGTACTACAAGGTTTCTTAATGAGTAATTTTGCATCTGGTAAATATGCTTATGGGATTTCAGATCGCTCTGGGTTTAGATATCGATTAAAGGATATGAGGAAAGAATGGAACGGCTCTTTAGTTGGGTTTGATGAATTTGAACCAAAACATCCACAGCTTGAGCCATTAAGATACAGAACAGACCCAGAAGCTTTAAAAAATCCTAGACCAGATACAAATGATGACAACGATTCTTTTGTTGTTTATACAAATACAGGTCTGGGAATAATAGGCACTGAGCTAGAAACTTTTAAATTAACTGGTTCTGTAGGAACAGTTACAGTGAGTACGACATGAGCTTTACATTTACAACTTTAAAACAGGCTATTCAAGATTGGACAGAAAATGACGAAACAACTTTCGTTAGTAATCTTAATATCTTTATTAAAAACACAGAAGAACGTATTTTAAAACTTGTTGATTTAGATTTTTTTAGAAAGAACGTGTCTGGTTCAACTTCAAGTAGTAATCGTTTTTTAGCTACACCTACTGATTATCTAGCATCTTTTTCATTATCTGTTACAAATGGCAGTAATAAAGAGTTTTTACTGTTGAAGGATGTTAATTTTATACAAGAGTTTAATCCTAACTCTTCAACTACTGGAACACCAAGATATTACGCTCCTTTTGATGTAAACAATTTTATATTGGCTCCAACTCCAGATGCAAACTATGCTTCTGAGTTACATTATTATTATAGACCTCAATCAATTACTGCTACCAGCGATGGAACTTCTTGGCTTGGCACGAATGCGCCAGATACATTGCTTTACGGATGTTTGGTTGAAGCATATACTTTTATGAAAGGTGAGGCTGACTTATTACAACTTTATCAAGCTAGGTTTAACGAAGCTATATCTCGTTTAAAGAACTACGGTGAGGGCGTAGAAAACAGTGACGCATACAGGGAGGGTCTTGTTCGCGTTCAAAAAACATAAGAGGGGCAATATGAAAAAATTAAAAGGTAAAAACATAGCGATTGTTGCATTAGGCAGATCGTTTTCAGAATACGTTTTATCAAGAATAAACTCTGTAAAATATGATGAAGTATGGGGCATTAATAGTATTGGTGCTATATTTCATGTAGACAAAACATTTATGATGGATCCTGCGAGTAGGTTCTTAGATGATGTAAAGGCTGGTTTGCAAACAGGTGTTGGTAGAGAATTTTTATTAAAAACACCTAACAAAGGGCCTATATATTCTTGTGCATTAGATGAACGTGTTCCTGAAATTATTGAATATCCTTTAGCAGAAGTTGTTAAAAAGGTAGAAGCTTGTTATTTTAATAATACTGTGGCGTATGCCGTTGCTTTTGCCATTGCAGCCGAAGTGGGCAAAATTAATTTATTTGGAATAGATTTTTCATACAAAAAGAACATACACCACGCAGAGGCGGGTAGAGCTTGCGTAGAGTTTTGGTGTGCTATTGCCACAAAAAATGGCATACCTGTTCAAGTCGCAAGATCTTCTTCACTGCTAGACACTAATGTTCCTGACAATGAAAAGCTTTATGGATATCACAGGTTAGAAAACCCTTTGGTTCAAACTTTTTCTGAAGGAAATTTAATGATAGCAAAGCAAAGTGAGATGACTGCTCCAGAACCAATTGATAGCCAAGAAAAAGACGCTGTATTAATTGGCAGGCACGACATTCCAAATGTAAGTTATATTGAAGAAAACAAGCCCAAAAGAGGCCGACCCAGAAAGGTTAGAAAATGATTAGTGTAGAGACAGGGGTAACTGTTCAATCTGTAAACGTAATGACCTCAAACGAAGGGGGTTTAAATACGGAGCAACTTACTCAATTAGCTATGGATAAGGTTATAAATGTTGCAGATAGCGCACCGCCTGCTATAAAGGATCAGGCGGAGGCTTTTCGCGGTTCTATAGAGAATGTGCTACGTCATTATATAGAATTGGCAAGACGAGAAGAACGTGCTACAATCGCTTATAGGATGGCGAAAGCTGGACAAAAAGAAATGGCTGATCTTGTTAGGAGAATATAAATGGCTATAGCTCAAGCAATGTGTACTTCTTTTAAGAAGGAACTTTTAGAAGGTGTGCATAATTTTAAAAACTCTGGTGGAGGCACCTTTAAACTGGCTTTATACGCAGAGGGAAGTGGTGGTAAAAGCTCTACAACCGCAACATTAGGTGCAACAACAACTGCGTTTACTACAACGGGTGAAGTTGTTTCAAGTGGTTCATACACAACTGGTGGTGGTACACTAACTAGAGTAGACCCAACAACTTCTGGCACAACTGGATTTACTGATTTTGCGGATTTAGATTTTACAACAGCAACAATCACAGCAATGGGTGCTTTAATATATAATTCATCTGCTTCTAATAAAGCTGTTGCAGTTTTAGACTTTACCACAAATAAAACGTCTACTTCTGGTACTTTTACAATTCAGTTTCCAACAGCAAACGCTTCTAACGCTATTATTCGCATTGCGTAGGTGGCGTTATGGCTCTTGTTTTAGGTGATCGTGTTAAAGAAACTACGACCACGACAGGAACAGGGACTTATAACCTTGGTGGTGCTGAAAATAACTTTCAGGCGTTTTCCGTTGTAGGTAACGGAAACACAACTTATTATTGTTGCCAGGATAGTTCTAACTTTGAAGTTGGAATAGGAACGTACACTGCTTCTGGCACTACATTAGCCCGAACTACTATATTGCAGTCTAGTAATTCAGATAATGCTGTAAGTTGGGGTTCTGGTACAAAAACTATTTTTTGTTGTTACCCTGCTGAAAAAGCCGTTTTCTTAAATGCCAGCAATGATTTAAACGCATTATCGTCTGGTGCTGTAATTATAACCACACTAAACTCAGACACTCCTTCTACAACTACTTCAAGCAGTGATGCTGATTTTATTTTAATAGATGACGGTGGCACAATGAAAAAGATCACCCCAGCTAATTTAGGAATTGGTGAGGGTGCATCTAAAGGTTTTGCTACTGCTATGGCAATAGCATTGTAGGAGTTACACATGGCACAGGATTTTGAAAGAAATATAGCAAGAAATATAGGAACCTCTGCAAGCACCTTGAGAACAGCAAACTCAGATGACGCGGTGGTTGGAATTAATATTGCTAACGTGACAACATCTCAGATATTAGTTGATGTGTATGTAACATCAAGTTCTTCTGATTACTATATTGTTAAAGACGCTCCTATCCCAACAGGGTCTTCGCTGCAAGTTTTAGATGGTGGCGCAAAAATTGTGTTGCAGTCTGGTGATGCTTTGAAGGTTGTCAGCAATACAGCGAGTAGTTGTGATGCTTGGGTTTCAGTGGTTGATGCAATTAGCACGTAAGGAAAAATTATGAGTAATATAATAACATATTCTAGTCGTTTTGATTCTGTTGGGGACACACAAATAACAGAAAATATTGAAATTGTTCAATTAACTATAACTGCATCGTCTGGTTCTCCTAGACTGACATTTACAAGCGGTGATGGTGGCTTTTCAATTTTAGATATTGATTTTGTACCAGAATCTACATTTCATATATATGTTCCTGCCCCAGGACTAAGGGCAGGCAACTTGTGGATTTCTACCATGACGGACATTACTTCATGCACCATTTTCTACAATATAGTTGAATAGGAGATGTTATGCCTTATATCGGTGGTCAGCCAACGGCAAACTTTGTAGATATACCAGCCGTAGAGCGATTTAACGGAAACAATTCTACCACCTCTTTTACATTATCTAGAACAGTAGGGAACGACCAAGATATTGTTGTTTCTGTTGATGGTGTTATTCAAGACACAAACAAGTATAGCGTAAGTGGTACGACACTCAGCTTTAACACTGCTCCCTCTACAGGCACAGGTAATATCTTTGTAAATTTTCTTGGTCTTAATATTGCCACAGTTACACCTCCGACAGCTAATAAGTCTGACTTTCTTGGTGGCGGTATGTTTCGTGTGAATGATAAGACTGTAGGTGTTAATGTCACGATAGGTGGCGCAGAGAATGCTAGTGCTACTGGTCCTATCGCTGTAGCTTCAGGGGTAACGCTTGATGTAGAATCAGGTGGTACGTTGGTGATAATATGAGTACATTAAAAGTAACAACGATACAAACATCTGCTGGTGGTGCAGTTGCGTTGACTAAACAAAACGCTGCAAAGGCATATATTCAATTCTCAGATGCCGATGGAGTATTTGATGAGACATTTAATGCTAGTTCAACCACTGAAAATTCTAATGGTAATTTAAGTTATGGGCTTACCTCTAGTATGAGTAATGCAGACTATCCTGCCAGTGGTGAGGCTGGAGGAAACTTTAGTACCGCATATAGTAGAATAATTTCTCATTTTGGTTCTACCGCAAGCACTGCCCAAATAAGATGTACAAACAGTGCTACCTTTACTACAGGAACTTCTTTTAGATTTTGTAGTATTTTACACGGGGACTTAGCATGAGTACCTTTATAGTTGACAATCTCAAAGGTAAAACCACTGCTAACACTATGACTGTCCTTGCTGGTCATGCCACAGATAGTACGACTACAATAAATCTTGAGCAGGGGTTGGCGAAGGCTTGGATAAATTATAATGGCACAGGAACAGTATCCGTAAGGGATTCTTTTAATATGACTAATTTAACAGATGTAGGAACTGGTAGACAAACTGTTGATTTTGTAAACGATTTTTCTGCTGCTGATTATTCTGCAACAATGGGAACTCAGTATATTGGGGGTAGTACAAACGGAGTTTTAGTTGAAGACGGAGGTCTTAGTGCTGCTAGAACTAGTACAACAAGCATTTTAAAATTACGGGGTGAACAAAGTGGTGGTACAGATTTAGATTTATCAGTAGCATCTGTATCAGTATTGGGAGATTTAGCATGAGTACCTTAAAAGTAGACAATCTCCTGTTGTCAAATAATAATGCAGGCACTGGTAGAATACTTGAGGTAGTATCAGGTGTGTGTGATGGAAGTTCAATGACTACTTTAAGTGGCACATATACTTTTGAAAACGTAACAGCGAAACAAACTCTAAGCACAAGTTATCAAGACCAAACAGGTAGCCTTATAAATTATAAGCCTCCTGAAGGAACAAAAAGAGTTATATACGAGTCTTATTTTCACATAATGGGTATTGATGCTGACCCTATTGGGCATCACAGGCTGTACGTAGACGGTGTAGAAGTTGAAGCTGCTAGAGTAACTTACAGGGCAGAAGACCTTCAAGGTAGGGTTTCTTTTAAGTGGATGTTCACTGTTGGGTCTTCTACGGATAATGTTAATTATGGGAAGTTTAGCACTTGGACAACCTTAAAAGAAATTAAAATACAAGTTAGGCAGTACAACACAGGTAACGAATACGACTTACACAGTACAAACCATTGGGATGGAACTGGCACAGACATTTTTTCAGTTCCAATGTTATTCATAACAGCAATAGGATAAAAAATGGACACACCACAATTTCAAGGCACACACTTATTTGACAGACTATGCTGGGCTAAAGAAAACCTAGACGGAGTGCAATCAGACTACCGTGTAGTATATGAAGATAACATAGAAGAATGTGCAAAGATACTTGTGCCAGACCCAAATTGGATGGCTTGTGCTTTACAGGGTGGTATATTGCCACCTGTTTGGGTATACTGGGAGTTAAAAAAAGATGAAGCACAACCTGATTTTAAAAAGCATACTCGTGGGTATTTGTTACATCAGACAGAACCTATCGAGGCAATGACAGAGGAAGAAGCAATAGAATACTTAATTCAGAAGGATGTACCAGAACATGTCTGGAAGAATTGGGATGAAGGTAATCGTCCTAAGATGGTTATCTGTAGGAAGAATCAACTTCCTGCAACTAGAGAATGGCGTAACTCTTGGCGTATTAGCGAAGATGTTACCGTAGCAGCATAACTTATAGGAGTATTAAAAATGGCTGTAGCAACTTATATTGTTGATAAGGACGGTAATCAAGCAAATGCCGCTAGTGTAACCGTACCTTCAAATAGAGACTTTCGTGGAGCTTGGACACTAAGCGGCAGTGTTATATCAGAGGACTTAACCAAGGCGAAAGAAATTTTCAAAGATAAAATCAGAGAAGTTCGCGCACCTTTGTTAGAAGCAGAGGATGTTGTATATATGAAAGCATTAGAGACTGATGATGCAACTGCAAAAGCAGCTAGTGTAACAAAGAAAACTAATCTTCGTAATGCTCCAGCAGCTAGTGCTATCACAAATGCAACAACGATTGCAGAATTAAAAGCAGCATGGGATACTAGCCTGTTAGGTGCAAGCCCATACGCATAGGAGAAGGCTATGGCACTAACACAAGTTAGACCAGAGGGAATAGACCCACGTTCAGGCAGTATTATACAAATTCAGTATACGCAGTATATCACTGCCACTTCTATGAGTAACAGTGCCAATACCGATACAGCTATTGATGAATTAGCGGTAAATATAACTCCTAAATTTAGCGATTCAATTATCAAACTTGAGGGATATTTGTCACATGAACACTCTAATGTTAACTTTTCGGCTAATGCTATGGGGTTTTTTTATAGAGGGTCTACGAAACTAGCGACAACAGGTGGTTCTAACAGGCGAATGGGAATAGCCGTGCCACTTATAAGTTATCATCAAAATGCAGGGTCTACGATAGATGGCTTTAATTTATCGTGGTTTGATAATGCCCATAACACAACTTCACAAATTACTTATAAAATAGGTTTTAGCACATTTTATTCTGGAACTTTGTACATTAATAGAACTGTTGCTGATACTGACAATAATGAGCATGAAAGAGGTGCTTCTTTCATTTCAGCTACGGAGATAGCAGGGTGACGACATGAGTAGAGCATCTGATTTAGCAAATGTAATAGCAAGTGGTTCTACTGATATTGTAGCCGAAGGAACTGCCACA